TTCTTTGCACGTAAGCCACTATTATGTGGTGTAATAATAGTTCTTCTATACATTTTGGCTTGCTCAATATGACCGATGAAAAGAACATACTCTACAAAAAAGACTACGTTATCTCCGCTAAGACGGACATTAGGAAAACTTTTGCTAAATTTAGAAAGGATCAAAAAGCGGCTGAGAAAATATCAACTGTTAAGGAAACACAACCTAACAATGTGGTTCAGTATAAAAAATTCAGATAAATAAATAGGAATCTACTATGAATAACGACTATCAATTACAAGAGCAACACGAGCAACAGCAATGGCTTGTATATAGCAAGCTGCAAAAAGCCAGAGTATTACTACAAGAATTACCGCTCAAGAAGTCAGGCTTTAACTCATTCGCAGGATTCAAATACTTTGAACTGGCAGACTTCCTTCCTAGCATTAACGTCATCTTTGACAATCTAGGTCTATGCTCAGTATTTAGCATTAGTGAAGGTGTAGCAACACTACGTATTTTTGACTCAGAGTTCGGTGGAGTCGTTTACTTCAGGAGTCCAACAGCAGAAGCAGGAGCAGGTAAAGCACCACCAATCCAAGCTCTTGGTTCAATGCATACCTACCTTCGTCGTTACCTTATGCTCAATGCCCTAGAGATTACGGAGCATGACGCTGTAGACGCTACGATAAAGAAAGATGAACATAAGTCAGCCAAGCCTATTACTGTTGACGTTTACGATAGCATGGATGATGAGACTAAAGAACTCATAGAAAACATAGCTATGGATGTACGTATGCTTATGCAGCGTGATGATATGCAGGGAGTCATTGATTACATTAATTTGCAAGAGTTTGACGCAGATACAAAGACAGCATTTTGGAGTAGGTTAGATAGTAAAGAGCGTAGTGCAATTAAGAAATTTTCAACAGGGAAATAATATGGCAACTGAATTTGATAATACCGACCGTGGAGTCCTCTACCGCAATGAGAATAAAACGAGTGAAAACCATCCAGACTATTCAGGTAGCGTCAATGTATCTGGTACTGATTACTGGCTATCTGGTTGGCTTAAAGAATCCAAGAAGGACGGTAAGAAGTTCTTTAGCTTATCGGTACGCCCTAAGGGTGACGCAACGCCTAAGCCAGTCAATAAGCCAGTAGTAGCGGCTGATCCTGACGAAGATATTCCTTTCTGATCTCGCAGCCACACTCCTCCGTGGCTTTAACAGGGGCTTCGGCTCCTGTCTTTTTATTCTGGAGTAACTATGAAATTATTAGATGTAATTAAGAAGATTTACGGTATTAATAATGACGCAGAACTATGCCGTACATTAGATGTACCTCCTCCAACTATAAGCAAGATTCGTAACGGAAAAATCAATGTATCAGCAGACATGATCTTAAAAATCCATGAAGTTTTAGGTATGTCAGTTAAAGATATTAGAAAGCTGTTATGAAAGTAATAATGTATGTAGTAGCGTTTTTAGGGCTTATATGGCTGTTTTCTGGCTTAGTTACTGATAGGGTACAAGCATCCTATAAAAAGGGCTACAGAGACGGTTTTAATAGCCTTGCTATCGATTCTCAATGCTCTGCTTGGCTAATGAAATCTGATCTTAAAGAAGCTAAACAAAGAATCTGCGGAAAATGACAGAAAGTGACATTACGCGATGAATGACGATCAATTCTTCGGTTGGTGGAATGGAGACGATTTAACTCCAGACAATGATTTTCCTAAAGATAGTCCTATATGGTGGGCATGGGAAGGATGGCAAGCTGCATTACGCGAAATGAATAAAGAAGCTGAGAAGAATGGGGAGTCATTATGAAATGTTTACGTTGTGGAGAAGTTAATCCAGCAGAAATACATACGTGTACACCTAAAGAGTCTTTTGAGTATTGGAATGCTGTAGAAGGATGGGTAACGATTGAAGAAGTGCGCCAGCATTTTGATACTGCTGGTTGCGGAACAATTTACAAAACTGGTGGTGAAGGTCGAGTGCCACTTTATGCTGCACCACAGCGTGAATGGGTTGGACTAACTAATGATGAAATTGACGATATATGGGCTAAATTCAATGATGGATATGGAATTATAGAAGATACATTATGGGGATATGAACGAGCCATTGAATCCAAGCTAAAAGAAAAAAACAGCACGCCCGAGAAGATTATACAAACTTCGAACAACAATGACTAAGAATCCTCGTAAACGTAAGGTTGATTACGACTGGCAAGCCGTTATAGATGGGAATCGTACAGGCATTACTAACGTAATCAGAGGAATACGTAATGGTGATGTTGACGAGTTAGAGCTAGAAAAACTTAATAACTTTGTGCAGTTTTCTCTAGCGTTAATGCAGTTGTCTGGTCCTACTAAGTGGGCACAAGCAAAGATGAACGCTGAGATGATGAATTACATAAAATCTATTAACTCATAAACTTTTAGTTGTTGACGCAAACTTGCTATTTCTGCATCACGCTCGTTTAGTTTTTTCTGCAGACTTTCACTTAATGAGTAAACTGCCGCAATTTTCTCAAACCGTTGTTTATGATCCTCAAGCATCATATTAAATAAACGCTCTGAAGCATCGATCTGTTTTTGCATAAAGTCTGACATAATAATTACCCCACTTCTATTACTTGCCCACGGAAATATACTAAGCCTTCGGAGACAACTTCACATAGCTCAGGAGGCATTAACTTGCCCTGCCAGAACGTCAATACAGCCCATCCAGAACGCCAGTTGCGTGAATTATCTTCCGCATATTCGAAGGAAGGGTCATCTAAATTAGCCATTGTTCCAGTATCTACGCCATAACGAGTACCAGTATAGTCAGTCCACGGAGTAACTTTAAGACTGTGCAAATGACCAGTAACAATGCTAGTGCCTGATTTCAGCGTATTGTTATAGACAGCATGAATTCCGTTATGCCAACGATGTTTAATCATCGTATGCTCGTTCACCATTATTGACGTAGAGAACTTCCAACGTGGGAAATGATCCGTTAGGTTCATCCCATGCACACCATCAAATGCAGTCCCAGCTTGGGACGCTAGACGAGTGTTATAGCGAAGGTCATGATTACCCCACGTCCAATGCAGCTTCGCACTCTTAGATGCGCTCTCAATCTCATTTAAACGGTCTGTACAGGCTTCTAACTCCTGTTTTACGCTAGGTAATGATTGCCAGCCTATAGGGTCATGCCTACTTACTGATGCACCATCAAATACGTCTCCGTTCATAACGATCATTCGTGGCTTTAATTCAGGTATTAACTGAACGAAAGCCTTATGAGCCGTTGATATAATTCCCGGATAATAATGGCAGTCTGAAGCTACCATAATCACACCGTCATCCATCTCTACATTAACTCTAACTCCATTACTAGGAATGGTTATATTGAATGTAGGGCTACGAGTATCGTGAGCAGTTAATGTAATAGAAAGTTTATTCTCTATATCTCTACGTCTTGCGTAAATATGCCGGATATTTAATCCTAATGCTTTAGATACTTTAGACGCTGAATTGTACTTGTTCCATACTGCAATAAATTCTTCGTCAGTCGTTCGCATTAGTTCACCCTACGGACAAATTCACCACACCAATCCGTTCGACCAGTAACCGGATAGCAACTGTCATAATCGCCTTCCATTTCAATAATCGTAGGTGGGTATCGGTAGCAGAAGCCTACATCTTCCTTAGGCTCGCAAGTATAGAAAGCGCAGCTAATACAAGCTGGCATACAGTCATCAGGTATTGATTTTTTAGACATTTATTCTATATATCATGTAGTTATTGCAATAATATTACAAATCACATTAAATACATAGCACGTTCATCTTTTCTTCTATTAACGAGTCCTTTAAGAACCTTACCGCCTCCTAAAGAATACTTTAAGAACTCATCAGCCGCACCGTCATAGTCACCTCGATTATGCTTCTGACGTAGAGTTGACCTCTGTAGCGTTCCTAGCCCTACGTTAAACGCAAAAGAGACCAGAGCGTCAAACCTCCCTTGAGTAATCCCAGAAGGGCAATAACGTAATACACCTCGTTCAAAACGCTGCAAATCAGCCGCAAGAATTGCATTGACCTCATCCATTGATAATTTACGATTCCAGCCATCCGGTATTTCCAGATAACTGCGCTCCTCAAATGGTACTTTAGCGTGATTAGGATCAATGACATGACCTACACCAACCGTCCACAATCGTGCAGGACAACGGTAAGGTTTAATCCTTACCCCCTCGTGGTGCATTATGGTTTTAAGTGCATTATCACTTACCTTCATTTTTTGCCAAATGCCTGAGTACCGAACCAAAATGCTATAACGCTAGCCCATATCAACTGAGTATCAGAATCCCATACCTCGTCAATCATAATCTTGAATGGCACGTTCTGAGTCCATGCGTACCAGACACCAGCTATATCGATAGCCACTAGAAGGAAGAATAGACCGTAGGTGACCGTAGGACGCACCATAGCCCTTGCATTGATTACCCATTGACTAGCACCCTTACCGATCTCTATATCGTGGCTATAGAGTGCTTTACGCTCGTCTGAAGCAGTCTGTATCTGTATCTGCTCTGTGTGTATTTCTTCAACACGTTCCTGAGACTGGAAACCTGCTTTCTGCATCTCTAGCTGCATCTGGACTTGAACCTGAGCCATCGCTAATTCATGCTTCTTGTCAGACTTATCCTGAAAGAAATTAAGCAGACTAGGAAGTCCACCCGATAGAAACGACATAAATGTAGAGAGTAGAGTAAGCATCATTAACCTTTTTATGCAAAAGCAACCAGTTGTTATCGTTCCTGTACTTCTAACATCATTTTTGTGCGTAATTCACGCATCTTCTTTGTTTCTTCCATTGCCATAGCAGTAGCGTTAGACATATCGCCATACATAATTGCCAGCGCAGGAATCGCAACAACTAGCACAAGACACACCACAAGGATGGCAAAGAAAACTGCCCACGAAACGTGTGACTCATTCGGATCAGAATCATTACCCATAGGAACCACAATATTATGAACACTACCGCGAGAATTAACGTCATCTGCTCTGCGATTTTTCTTTTTATATTTGCCCGTCGCCATATTGTTGCCTGTTGCTTCAATAATTCTTGACGTTGAACCTCTGCTCGTTCTAACTTAACTCTATCGCGCATTACCTCAAACTCAGACCAAATAGCACCCAATTCTTTAGGAGCCGAATATACGAGCGTCTCGCGTAATTCTGTTTCTAGCCGGATCATTTCCTTCTGAGCCAATATACGATTAAACGCTTCTTGGTTTACCGATAGCTCAGGATCACGAACCTTCTTAGTCTTTAATTCTTCCTCGTGTACGTGTTTCTCAAGTTGCTCATGCGCTTTGAAAAATCCACCCAAATGACTACTAATGTCAGCAACCACATCTTTGGCTTTACCGTATGCGTCAACCAACTCCATACCATCAGCCTTAGCCTGTTGATACAGTTCACAACCTTGTTTAATTGCACTTGCAGCCAGTTTTGCAGCAGCAAGAATTGTAAGTGGGTCCACATTTATTTAGGAAGCTGACCGTTACCAGCCATCCAGATCATTAGACCTAGAGCACCAGCACCAACTATCCAGAATATCTTTTTTACAACCGACCGACCAACTTCTTCATAGATACGCTTAAACGCTACTTCAGCAGCACGTTCCGCAATATGGTCAATCTGCTCGTCTGTTAATTGTATTTTGTCCATTATGCAACTCGCTTCCACATATAAACAGTAATATAAGGTTGTAAATTAGCGTTAGTACCTGATGAACCAGTTGATTGAATAGATATGCCAGTAGATGCAGATTCTGTGTTCATTGAATCAGTTCTTGTTGTTCCTGACGTTAATGTTGCTGCACCGCCATTATCACTACCACGTTGAGCACTAACTGAATCAGAATTACCATGAGAGTGTTCAGGATCACTAACTGAGTGAGTATGGCTTACTACGATAGCGTCTTTAGAACCACCAGTTTCTTCAACAGTATCAAATGACGAATCACTTGCGTTAAGACCAACTAATACACGACCAGCACCAAATGCAGTCCATGTACCAAATCCAAACAATGTAGCTGGATTAGTGCTAACG